TGAAAAGATGCCTTTAATAGCGCCTGTCTTTAATGCAGAGGGTATGAGGTGATCTTCAACGGCACGGGATACCGTGGTTCCAACAGTAATCACTGTTTTACTTTTAAACGGATTCCATCCCATAGCATTTCCTTTAGTAAACAATAAGGGAAGACTAGCTTCCCTTATTGTTTGAGTATATTTAGTTAACTATGCATTCAAACCAGTTATAAGTTTACCTACAACACTACTAACATTTCCACTACCTAAACCATACCCATCTGCAGGAAGGTCTTCACTCGTGGTTCGTTGCACACTGTAGGCATCCACCATGATCTTGGCAGCTTTCTGCTCTGCATCCCGTTTAAACCCAGTAGTCTGTGCTGTATATAAGGCAGCTTGTTTGCCCAAAATACTATTAGCATCCAACAAAGTTCCAGATGTTTGGACTGTTTCTGTGACTGTCTTTTGCTTCAACAAACCAGCTTCTTCATCAACCTTAAATTTCTGACGAGTAATAAGATCATAATCGGCCTGTAATCTACAAGTTTCTGCTTCAATACGCAGCTTTTCAGATGTTAAGTTAAGCTCTTGTTGGTCTGCCAAAGTTGTTTGACCTTCAACCTGAAGCTTCTGTGCATCAAGTAAATCACCCTGTTTAGGAACATTATCCGTTTCAGCAAGAAGTTTTAAGGTCGTTTGAACAACTTGTAGTTCTTGCTTGTCCAGCATGGTTCCTTGTTTGGAAATGTTCTCAAGCTCCTCTGCAAGATTAGTTTTTTGCTGTGCTGTCAGTAAGGTTTGTCCTTCAATCTGCAATTTCTGTGCAGTAAGATTTAGTGTTTCTTGAACAACTTTTAAACCTTGGTCATCTATCAATTGACCTTGTTTTGAGATATTAAGAAGTTCTCCCGCAAGGTTTAGTGTCTCTTGGGCAACCTTTAAACCTTGATTGGTAAGTAACGTACCTTGCTTGGGAATGTTTTCTGCTTCAGCAACAAGGTTATTTTTTTGCTGGGTAACTAAAAAAGTCTGTGCTTCTAAATGATCACCTTCTTTAGGAATATTAACCAGCTTGGCTTTAGAAATATTTAGTTCTTCGCTTGCAATCAATACCTGTTGCTTCTTGATCAGAATCTCTTCAGCAACAACGGCAGTTTGCTTAGTAGTGTGTGCAACTTGGGCATCTAATACGTCACCTTGCTTAGGAATATTTGCTGCTTCGGCAATGAGATTAACCTTCTGTTGTTCAACCAGAGCAGTCTGTGTATCAAGTTGCAAACCTTCTTTGGGAATATTAGCAAGCTTTGCAGTAGCAATACCAACTTCAGCTACTGAAACCAGTACTTGTTGTTTCTTGATAAGAATTTCTTCATCAGCAAGCGCAACTTGTTTGAGCGTATGGCTTACTTGAGCATCCAGCACTTCACCCTGTTTAGGGATATTAAGAGATTCTGCTTCTAGATTTATCTTTTGCTGCTCAACCAAATCATATTGAATGGTCAGATTGGTGGTTTCTTGAACAAGCTTCAGCCGTTGTGTCTCAGCAGTCAGCAGTTCATCAATAACATTCAGACGCTGTTGTGTTACCAATGCAGTCTGTGCATTGAGGTGTGCAATTTCAGCAGGAATCTTCAATACATTAGCTTGAATTATTGCCAATTCTGCAGCAGCATTTGCAGTCTGAGCCTCCACCAAACCAGTCTGTGCTGTGATCTGAGCTAACTCAAGAGGAATCTTAGCAAGACTAGCAGTAATGACTTCTAGTTCAGCATTGGCTTTTAATACACCAACCTGAGCCAGAATAACTTGCTGTTCTAACAGTTGTGCTTCAAGGGAATTACGTTGCCGCTGCAACAGAAACTCCAATGAAGTACGCAGCACTGGCTCAAGAGAACCCAAGTAAACTGTAGCGTATTCAGCACCTTTGATTCGATTGTTAGAAAACTCTTTTTCAAGATGTGCTCTATTGGCACGCATCAATACATCAAATACTCCAGTACCATCTAAGGTAGTCTGGGTTAAGTCTGCTACTGTTAATTCGCTCATAGAGTTACCTGGATTATTTTCAGTTAGTCAATTGTCTTAGCCATTGCTTGCCGTTGAGCCAACTCTTGCAACTCGGTGGGTGTAAGTTTAGGCATAACTTCAATTGAAAACTCTTTAATCAACTTACCCTTACGTGATGTGTTACCACGTGCATCACGAATAGATGTGAAGATTTGGCATTGCCGCTGAACCATTTGGTTATAAATGATTTTAGGAACATGCCAACCATCTTCTACATTGAAGGGGACGAATTTGGTAAACGACCCTACCAAAGAATTACCAGCGGTGAACAACTCACCTTCCCATTCTTTCTTGGCTGGATTCATGCAGGTAACACGAATACGAACAAGCTCATTGGCTTCTTGTTTCTTACGATAACGTCGTTGGTTTACTGTCTCCTCAACCACTACAGGGGGATCTACAACTTCTGGTTCAGGGGTGGCTATTGAGGCATTCACCTTGTCACGCAGTTTTTCTAGACTAATAGACGGGTGATACTTAACACCCAGCAGATTAGCACGGGCTTTCAAAGCAGCCAGTTCATCAGGTACTGCCGGAGCTTCTTCGATATCAATATCAGACATTGTGATTTCCTTATTACAAATAAATAAGCAAGGGTAGTTGACTACCCTTGCTTTGTTTAGCTAAGACTTATAGAGAAGCTGCAGTCTTGATCAGAGCAATACGCTCTGGACGTAGAACCATGAAACCGTAGTACCACTTGATGCTCATGAAACCTGTCTCACCATAAGGGTCATTACGGTCAGCAGTAGCTTCACCAGGAGCTTTGTGGGTGATCTTGAACTTCACGGTCTTACCATCAGTCTGGAAACCAATGGTAGTGAATGACTCGTCACCAATAGCCAACATGGGGAATACATCGAAACGACTAGCAGTTTCATAGTGAGTAGCCGAGCCAGAAGCATCAGCACCTGCACCGGCCCACTTCAGCATTTCAGGAACTACCACAATACGCCATTGGTCAATAGCACCAACTTCACCCGTAACCGTAGCACCGCCCGCAGCGTATTTTTGGATCTCAATGAATGCCGGGTTGTTATGCAGATCCTTCATTGCTTTCAGGGTAGGCAACAATTCAGAACCAATATACATAATCCGAGCAGCAGGTAACACACGAGTATCAACCATGCGCGTACCAGTGATCACCTTGATCGACTTGGGAGTACGGTTGTTATCCAGATCAATGGACAGACGCATCAAGTCACCATAAGACACCACATCAGCAGCACCAATTTCGCTATTTTGAGTAGCGTCACCAGCGTACTTGATAACACCTGCAGAGTTCAACAAATCGATCTGGATGGCATCTTCAGTCATCTCATTAGCACCATTCAACATTTCACGGTTGATGTGCTCTTGTAACTGGTCATCAGAGTCAAAGTCCAAAGACTCTTGGGTGTACTCATCAAAGAAACCAAACTTCTCAAACGTGCCTTCCAGTTCCTTGCGCTTGAAACCAACACGATTCACCCTACCACCTGTTTCAGACAGAGCAGGAAGCTTACCGCTGATCACACCAATGTCTTTACTGGAACCGTACAAGTTACCAGAGTTCTGAGCAACCTTACCACCCAAACCAGCAGCCGTAACAGCAGCAGCTTCAGTAGCGTAAGCCGAACCCACCACAACACTCAGTGCATTCCAGGCAGTCCACTTAGTCGAATCAATGGCGACACCAGCAGCGTCGATACCTTGATCATTCAAATTTTGCACGTCCAACAGGGGGATGTAATGAAAACGCTTGATCTTCTTACCCATGTTCTTAGGCATAGAGGTTACATCAGCCAACTGGCTGAAGTATTGTTCTTTGCGAATTTCAATCAGAGCTTTCTTCTGATAGAAGTCGGTGATCGTCTGACTACCAATGCTGGCGGGAGTACCACCCAGCGGGTTGTTATATTGCATACCCATGATTTAATCCTTTACAGAAACTGTTTATTAACGTGTTTGCTGAACTCTTCATCTGACATAGCTAAAGGATTGAAATCCTTGGATGGCATTGAAGCAACAGCAGGTTTGGTTGAGCTAGCAGCTCGCTTTTTATCTCTTAGCTTATCTTCATCAACCTTGCTAGGTCTTGGTGCTGCAATAACTTGCTTTTGTGGATTTTGAGAACTCAAATGATTGAATCCACCACGGGCTTGTACTGCATCACCCACTTTCTTGTAGGCATCAATATCAGATAAACCATTCAAGCGTCCAAACATACGCTCCTTATCAACCTCCTGACTGATCACATCGTAGATACCACTTTGCATGTGGTCATTGATGACTTTCAACAGTTGAGGTGTAGAAGCAATTATTTGTTTACTAGGACCATCCCACTTAGTGCTAACAAGATCGAGAGTTCGGTTATACGTAGATGTCCCTTGAATTTCATCAAGCACTACATCCAATTCCATCTCACGTTCATCAACAGTGTAAGTATTGGGCTTGTACCCACTCGCTTTATCAGCATCAAGATCCATAGGGTCTAGTCCGCTGTCTTTAACCAGTTTACTAATTGCTTCTGGATTCTTCTTTTCCAGATCAATCAGATAACCGATCTTTTCTTCGCTCATCAAACCATTGTTTTCCAATAGTTTCATAAGCTTAAAATTAGGCTTTAAAGCAGCCATCTTCTTGCTGTAATTTGCTCCCATTTGCATGAGAGAAATAGCATCATCTACTGTATCAACAGTAATCTTTTTACCATTGGCATTAAAAGGCGTAAACAACTTTGTGTACGCTGCCTTGTAATCAATCTCTTCTGTTTTTACTGGTTCAACTTTTTGAACTTCAGTATCTTTAACTACATTTTCTTTAACTTTATCAGTTTGTAGTTTATCTCTAGGGGATTCTACAACGTCTTTTACATCATTAGTAGTAGTTTCTGTAATTTCTTCCTCTTTTGAAGATTCTTTTACTTCAGTAACAGCTTCATCTTCATTAGTTTCCTCTACTAGATCACTAGTATCTTCTACTGGTGCTGATTCAGTAGTAGTAAGTGTCGAAGGATCAAGATTACTTATATCTTCATCCAACATACTCAGAATTGATTCAGTAGTAGCCATTAATTACCCCCTTCATTCAACAATTCATCCAAGGTTTCTTCATCTGAAGCAATAG